GAGCTTTCAGGTCGCGCATGAACGCATCCAGACCGTTGGTGACATCGGTCACGTAGGTCTTGGTGATCGAGCGGTCGACCGCCCATTTGTGCCCGGCCTGCACCGCATCCATGAGGATGAACAGCGTGCGAACGCGAGTAACAAAAGCCCACTTCGGATCGCTCGACAACGTGCGGTTGCCCCACAGGCGGTAGCCGTCGTCGCGAATGATCGTGGTGATATTGGCGTTGTTGAGCAGGTTGGCCCGGCAAGTCTCGTCGCCGTCCAGGTACTCGACCGCGCGGCCGGTGCCGGTGATGCCGGTCATTTCCTTGTTCGATGGCGAGGCCCAGAAACCGTATTCAGCATCCGTCCACGCAAACAGGCCAGCCGCCCAAGCCGAGGCGGGCGCGTCGACCGTCGAGCTGGTGACGGTGTCCCAATACTTCACACCCGGGTCTACCATGAACAGGTTGCGACTGCCGAAGTTCTCGGCGTAGGCAATAGCGGCCTCGTCGGTCGTACCCGGGCCGTCGATGATGCCGATAGCGCGCAGCTTCTGCGCCACGCTGTCGAGCGCAGTGGCCACCGCCTGAGTCGCGGTGTGGCCCGGGGCGATCAGCAATCGCGGCTGGGCGTTGAACAGGCTTTTACCGTCGAGCAGCGCCTGCAAACCGGTGCGCTGCCCCGAGGCCAGAACGCCGCCGATAATGGCCGAGGTTTGCAGCGCAGGGTCTTCCAGCTTGGCCACGCCGATGGCGACGATCACCGCCTTGGCTTTGACGTAGATCGCCTGACAGGCCTTGGTGATTTCCGAGTCGGCGCCGAAGGCGGCAATGGCTTCGCGCTCGGTGGTGATCAACTTCAGCTCGCCCGCCTTGGCCGTACCGCCGCCGAGCATGCCCGGGGTGAAGGTGGCGCACAGGCCGATAATCGACGAAGACGGCAGCGAGATGGTGCGCGCCCCCGTCTTGACATCAGTGGTGGTGACGCCGTGAAAGAAACTCATAAAGTCCAATCTCCAGAAACGAGAAAGCCCCGCATAAGCGAGGCTGTTAGGGGTGAATGCGTTACGCGTAACGGAATAGAAAACGCCCCGTCAGTGCGGGGCGTTTAGGTGGGTTGTTCGGCCAGCCAAGGCGGCGCCGGCGGACGATGTTCAGCGAGCGGAAATTCCTCGCCTTGTGGCCAGTCGCGCAACTGCCGGCGGTACGCTTGCAGTTCGGTGTATTGCTCTGCAGCGAGGGTGGTTGAACCACCCTCCTCGACCTCGTCGCGATGCCGGGACACCAGCGGATCCGTCAATGCCAATTGCGCATCGCGCCAAGCGCGCTCAGCTTCGGCCAACGCCTCGGCATCCGGCGGCGGCGGATCTATCGCTACCGGATAACCGTCACGATCGGGGACAATCAACTTGCCCTCACTTTGTGCGGCCACAAGATCCGCGTGCTGCTCATCAGTAACTTCCTTGGCACCGTTTGGAATAGTGCAGCCTGGGCTTCCAATTTCCCCGTGAACATCGGAGTCAAAAAAGCCGCCCCGAGCTTCATCGATACAACTGTAAAACTTGGCCATGCTTAGTACCCGATAGCGATGTAGTCAAAGTAAAAGTTGGCATTCGTCCCGCGAGAAATGGTAGCGCCCGACTTGTCACGCCCATTATGCGAGTACGTAGCGCCACCGGTTTGCCAAGGCGTGAGCAACAGACCGACGCAGACATTCGGAAACGACACCGGGAATGTCAGAGGAATAGTTGCTGCAGTCGAAGCGTTTGCGATATTCCCCACTTTGATCATTAGCCCCGGAAGCTGCTGACTGGCAGCAGTTCCCGATAGGACAGCGGCAAAATCTGAGTTTTTCGCGAGGCTGGAAGTGGCTTCTAATACCGTCCATTGCGTACCGCTTGTAGCGACAAACTTGGCCGACTGCCCGGATTTCATTGGGTACAACGCAGACATTCCACCGGACTGATCCTGAATCGATCCGGCGCCCGGAGCGTTAACAACCCCGCCAGTCGACGTGCAAAACACCGTAAACGCAGCACCCGAAGGAACCCCCATTGCATCAGGTGTCGGCAGGGTCAAGGTATATGGCCCGGACGAGTGAAACCAAATCAGAGCACCAATATCACTCGCAGTCAGAACGCGCGAAGCTGCAACAACCTGAGACGATGAGTAGCTATTCAGGGCTCTTTGCACAAACTCAGTCGTTGCCAGCAGCTTGCTGTTATCGAATCGCGCCGGAGTGGAACCGTTCACCTTGGCATATTGCAATTGTGCGGTGCCGAACGCCCACCACGCCGCCTGAGTAGGACTGGTAACAACCGTCAGCGAGGCGCCCGGCTGCAAAGGGATGCTGACGGGATGGGCGCCGCTGCCGACGTTGTACGAATCCGCACCCGCACACTCAACGTTAACGACGCCGCCACCAATGTTTAGAAAGTGGATTGCACCGCCATATGTCATGGCACTGGCCAGCGGCAGAGTGAGCGTAAACGAGCCAATGACAGTGACCAGCGTGCCGGCAGACGCTGTCGTCAGCGAGGCCGCTGCCGTCAAACTGGTGAAGCCGCGATAATTGCCAGCTGCTCGCGCGACAAACTCTGTCGTAGCCAGCAACTTGCTGCTGTCGAACAGCGCCGGCGTCGGCGCGGTCGGGACGCCCAATAAAGCCGGCGACATCAACCGGGCCAGCCCGTCGGTGATGTCCTTGAACGTGAGCGCCGTAGTGCCCACCACAATTGGGCCATCTGTCACCAGTTGCCAAGCAGTATCAGCCTGCGTAGCGCCTTCCTCGACCGCCACTGTCAGATTGGGTGTCACCTTGATGTTGCTATCCGCATCTTTTGCGCGAACCCAATACCCGATCGCCGCCACATATGGGCCATTGTTCTTGGGTACGTATTGGTCTTTCACCAACACCCGATCACCCGCGACCAGCGCGACACCATCAATCGTTTGCAAGCCCACCAGATTGATGTTGACCGTGGTGGCCACGCGCACGGACTGTTTCATGTCCAGCTTGCCCAACTCTTCTAGAAGGCGCGAATCGACGTATTCCCGCGTAGCCAGTACGACTGCCGGGTCAATCTTCAACGTGATGTTGCCGGTGCTGGACACAATGAAATTCATCCGCACCACTTGCGTGCGACCCGAACCTTGCGACAGCAAAGGCTTAAAGCTCGGCGCGCAGTTGGCCACGGCGACCAGATCACCATCCGCGTCGTACAGGCCGATTTCGCGGATCCACTTACCGCCTTCATCGGCCGGAATGATCTGCTCGGCGATGATCACCGCCGTGTTGACCGGGTCAATGCGTAGCTGATTTAGGGGCTTGCGTCGCCACTCGTTTAACAGTCGGGTTTGCGTAGCCGCCGGGACGGGATTCGGCGGATCCGCCAGCCCGTTCGGGTTGCCATCACCCACGCCCATTTCTGTGATCTTCCAGGCAATACCGAGCGCGTCGGCATTCGCCTGTTTGGCCCTGCCCACATTCGTGAGGATGGCCAAAAACTGCGAATTCGCATCAATCATGAATAAATATCCAGAGTGTCTATGGTGTGTTCGCGGCCGACCACGCCAAAGCTGCCAGTGACCTCAATGTCACGCATGACGGGCGGGTAAACGTCGATTTCGTCGCCGTCATACAGGGATACGGCGATATCTAAATTGCCCTTTGTTTCGAGGCTGATGGCCAATCCGACTAATTGCCGGGTCACGGGCTTAGCGTCATCAATCAGGCGTTCCAGCTCCTGATAGATTTCCTCGGTGATACCGGTTTCCAGTACGCCAACCTTCAACGCGAACGTTCCCGGCACACCCTCGGGCACGGTGTTGAACCACTCGATAATCTCGATCAGATAACCCAGCGGCTCGACCACCCGGCGTATCGCGCCGATCGTGCCCTTGTGCTTGTGGATGTAGAACGAGGCTTTGATGGCCGCGCGCTTTGTCGCCTCAGACCATCGGTAATCCCACCGATCCACCGACCACGCCCACGCCAGATGCGGGAGCAGATGCACCGGACAGGTGTCGGGGTTGTAGAGGTCGCGCAGTGGGACAATCGTCTTTTCGAAAAACGCGGCCTCCATGGCCCGTTCCAGTTGCGTGCTATTGAGCGGCAGTAGGCTTTTCATATCAGCCCGCCAGCCTCACGTTGTAGCGCGTACAGAACGCCGCCTGAGCCTTGGTCGGGGCCAAGTCCTGCCACCCGACCAACTCAACCCGGGCAACGCCGGCAACGTGCAACTGAGCGTCAACAGCGGAGCGTGCGACCTCGACGCCCAGCCGCTTGCGTGGATTGATCCAACCGGCCAATCGGCTTTTCGCTTCGGCCAAACTGGCATCAGCTTCCGGGCCGGCGCCGGCCATATGCAAGATGGCGTCAATCTCGTAGCGGATCACTTTCGCGCTTTGCACGGTCACGCGATCACCGACCGGGCGCACGTCATCGTCATTCAACGCAGCGGCCACCGTCGCCAGCAGATCCGGCGGCGCTTCGCCTTCCCCGTCCAGCCCCAGCACCGTTACCGTAACGTAGCAAGGCTTCGGGCTTTCGGCCGTCGCGTCTGCCACCAACCCCGAGGCGTTACGCGCGTGCAGGATGTAGCTGTTACGCGGGCCGGCTGTGGTCAAGCCCTCATAGGCCAACTGGATGCGTTCGCGAAACGGGTCGTCGTCTTCCATGACCTTGGGCACCGGCGGCACCGCCAGCAGATCCTCGGCCTGAATAACCAAGCGCTTCAGATTGACGTTGGCCCCCAAGTGATCGAGGTCGCCACGAATGGCGTGTGCCAGCAGCAGCGCCTTGCCGGCGTCATTGACCCGGGCACGGTTGCCGACCTTGATATAAGCCCCGACCTCAAGCGTCTTGACCACAGGATCGCTTTCCAGCGCGGCCGTCCAGTTGCCACCCATGTATCCGCGAAACACGCCCAGCCCGTCCTGATAAACCTCTTCGAAGTCCAGAGGCTCCAACACGGTCGGTGCCGGCAACGACGACAGATCAACGGTACTCATGCGGCCACCTCCAACGTGACGCTGTCGCCCAGGTACTTCCCGACGATTAGCAGATTGATTTGCCCGCCAATGACGGAAATGACGCGCACCTGGTCGAGCT